GACTTGTTGACCAATCCCTTAATCTTTTTCTCATCAAGTTGATATGATTCATCTACCTGACTATCAATATAGTCTGCCATGTCATCTATTCTACTCACAGCAGTCGCAACTTTGTTTGTCCACCATGTGGGGAGACTATCTTGGTTATTGAGTTTATCCAACTCACCCTGCATTTTCTCTAATGCTTTATAGGCAATCGAAACTTTATTCTTCATTGATGCAACATCAGTGTGACCATCCTCAGTCAACATCTCATCCACTCTATTGAGTAGAGCTTCATTCCTTGAGAGAAATGCAGCAATTGCCATATCACGGCGTTTCTTCTTTGACTTACCCTTAAACTGTGGTGCGTCTGACTTGTAGAAATCTTTTACATAATCACCGGCATCAGCGTCTTTGTCAAGTTTTTCACTCTTGCCAAATGCCTTCTCTTGCCATTCGTGAGACTTCTTGTCCTCTTTTATAGGACCACCAGTTGCCCAAGTGTCACAACTTCTTGCAGAGTGACATTTGAAATGGTGCATCCAACAATATCCTAATCTACCAGATTCATCACTAACAGAACCCGGCATACACTCTTCCATTCTTGGGGATATATCAAAAGCAACACAATTTCCACACTTGGATTTCTTTGCAGCTTCAACTGTAGTGTCCCAATTATCTGCTAACTTCTCCCAATAATCACCAGGCTCTTTAACATTCAAAGGACCATACATGTGATTGTCTCTTGTGGCATTTCTATTTTTTGTGTTTAACGCAACATCTTTTGTAGCTGGTGGACAATCTTCCTTTTGCTCACCAAACATCTGTTTAAACTTCTTGGTATGTTTAGATGGTTTCGTTTTTAATTTTTTATCGCCAGGAGCAGGTTCGTATGCTCTTGGGTCATCATCACTTATTTTTGATTTCTTGTCAAAATGTCTTGCACGGGCTTGTTTTGTAGATTTTGCCAATTCTTTACCACCAGCACCTTTTGCAAAATACTTTGCTGGTTCTGTGCCAGGGCTATCTTCTACATCTGGGTCTTGTTTTACTCTACGCAACTTTTCCATTTGAAGAACAAAACTTGTAAAACTATCATTACTCTCAACCTGATATTCTGCTTCCAACTCTTTTGGAAGAATGCCATTATCAACAAGTTTATTGATGTATTGAACGGCACTTCTACCATTGATATTATATTTGGCAGCAACTTGGTCAGCCCTATACGCCTTAGTTCCCATCTTGGTTTTATCTGTTTTCATTAAATTAACATAATCACTAACCATTGCCTTATAGTTTTTAGGATGGCGCATTTGATCAATTTTTGCTAAAGTTCTTTTAACCCATGCCACTTCATCAAGTCTAATATCACTTAACCACGCTTTATGAACCTTACCATCCTCTGCCATAAATGAAATATAGTTTGTTCCTTTACGAACAATTTCACCCGACATTCCATTTGCCTCTATAATATCACCCACATTCCAAATCTTACCTGTGAGATAGTTATCTCTCATTTCTTCATAAAAGTCCAGTTCGCCCATCATGCGCTCTTCACGAATACCCATATTCTTGCGAACATCTTTATATAACTTCTCAACATCTTTGAAACTAGATGGGACGCCCTGTTTAAAAGAATCTAAGTCACCCTCAACAGCAGCTGCTCTCATCTTGGATGCAGACATTCCCTCTACACCCTCGGCATCTGGATCACGCTCTCCAGCAGATTTCACTTCTATATTATCAAAGCCATAATAACCATGCCTACCTTGTACCCCATTATACTCATTTAAGAGTCTATCAAACTCAGCGACACGATCAGAGCCAACAACCATGACGATTGCTCTATGACCTTTATCATGTAGGAATGTTGCAACCTCAAAGATATTTCTTGCTTTTGATACTGTGATGTTTTTTGCATACTTGCGAAACATCTTTTTCATGTATGCAACTTTTAGTGCGTGAGGTAAAGGATTCCTTTTGGGGTCATTTGAGTGTGATGGAAACACATACATTGGTGCGCCAGGATTCTTACCTTGTTCTTTGGCAACTGCATCTATGACTTTTTCGTGCCCGATTGTTGGCGGATTAAATCTACCAAAAGTAAAAACAGCTGTATCACCTCTTGCTTCTATTAGTTCACTGAATTTTTTCATCACTAACTCTCATCTTTTTCTTTTGCTTTAAGGCTTGCAATTCTTTCAACTTCTTTAGCTTTCATCTTCCTTGCAGTCTTTTTTGCTACTTTATCAATTTTAGCGCCAAATCTTTGTAGAACAACTTGGTCTGCTTTTACTTTTTGTGGCATTGCCATGTCTTTGTAGCCTGGATAAAGTTTTTTTCTAAAAGCCATGACTGTTTTCTTCTTAGCGGCGCCGAGAAGTTTTGCACTACTTCGTATTCGCATTAAAGTGCGTTTCTTTTTTGCTTGAAATGCTGATGATTTTACAAGTTTTGACATACGTCGAGCAAGTTTTTTGCGTAGACTAACACCAACGACTCTTTCATCTAAATTTGAGAAATCTCTAAAGTTTTTCATTTACTTATCCCATGCCTTTATTGCAGTAAAGTTATTAAACGAGAACTCCATACGATCTACAAGTTTAACTGCTCCACCACTCACTTTATCAATAGCAACATAACCTTCGGGATTGGTCACTTTAAAACCATTGGGTGTACGAATAAATGTATCTGTCAATCCCTTTACACTATTTAGTTTTTTAACAATTTGCATTTTTGCATCAACTAACAGGTTTTGAAAGGTAATAACTTGTACTAAATTGACAGTGTGTTTTTTAACCTCTCTCACATACTCTTTTTGGATATTACGATATTTATCTTTACCCTTATCGCTCTTTACTTTATCAATTTGCTTTTGAATGGTATCAGACACCCACTTCTCATATCCTTTCGCATGTGCGGTAGGATTGGTAACCTTTTCTCCAACACGAACCTTACTATTGTTATATATTTTTAATGATGCACCAGCGAGAACCCCTGTCATACTGTCCTGTAGTTTGAGGAATGCTCTTAGTTTAGGACCATTAATCTTATTAAAAGTTCTACCAACATCTGATAATATACTGGTGATATCTGCTGTTTCTTGTGATGTAAATGTGGCTTTACCAGATACATCTTTGTATGTCGCATCATCCATCCATACAGAAGGTGTTTTATTTAACTTTGATATGTTTGCACCAAACGATGCTTTCATGTCCTGTAGTTCATTACCTGTATATGTTGTGTGCCACACTATACCCAACTTCGCTCTTTTTATAGTCCTACCAAAATCACTATTCACAGGCACCGCATATACAATTGTATTTGGTTGAAACGTATAATAAGAAATGCCATCAATGGTTTCAGTTTCTATCATATCTTTAACAAACATCAAGTCTCCCTGCAAAACTCCTTTAATACCTAACTTTGAAAGTTCTGCAAGTGCTATGCTAAATTTAGCATAGATAGAATCTGGGCCTGATCCTAAATTATCGTTATCTAAATCATCTTGTGATTTATATAATTTAGCACCTGTTTTATTAAAAACAGATTTTTTGCCGATAAAGAACTTACCGTCTGCCGGATCAATACCAGCAAAAATAGCAGGGGCACCATCCCACTTAACAGTCATGTTCACAGAACTTCTAGCATCACCAGAAAGCATATCTCTTAGTGACCGTAGAAAGTTCAATGCGGCTCTACCACCATCAACACCAAAGTTAAGAATTTCATCCTCTAGGTGTTCAAGGTGAAGGTTTTTTCCTGCCTTGCTTTCTGTGAGCATTTCTTTGAAGCTAATCATTTTACACCAAATAGCTTTTCTACATCTTCTACTTTATCTAAACTATATTTTGATTTACCTTTTGTTTTTAACCTACCTTGTAATCTAAGACCCGCTGAACGGGCAGGAGTTCGTTCTGGTTCAGTGTTAAAAAATAATTTTCCACCACCAAATCTCAATCCCATCTCAACTTGAATCTCTCCATCTAATGCTGGCACATCTAAGTTAAAAGGATTTTTTCCCATATAAAATAAACCAGCACCACCAACTTGAATGTAATAAACACCCTTTTTATTATAATGATTAATTATGAATCTTGCCGTCATCTTAATATTTGTTGCAATTTTATTTGTAAGTCCTTTAGCTTTTAATTCATCTCTTGCAGCATACGATACTTTAATAGGAACTCCACTTATATGTTTAGTAAATTCTCTAGGTTCAGTTTTTCGTGCTGCCTTAATATAATCATTAATGGCTGAAGCTTTTGTTTTTGCTGTTTTAAGCATAAGTTCTAAATCATCTGGGTCAAATTTAACCTCACCAGTTTTTTTGTCAGGGACAGGAGTAAATATTCCGGTTGCCATATCATATCGGAAAGAGCCGCCACCCATTTGTTCATTCGCAGACAATTTTACCTCTACATAAAATGGATTGCCTTTATATGTTGCTTCAAGGTCGCCCGCTCCTTGGTTACTGAAACCGGGCGCTGGTCTTCCACCAGCAAGCAAGCCAGAAACTTTAGCAGATTTTACTACCTTATGAACCTCTCGTTCATAAGCTAATCCTCTTGCGCCAACTGTTTCAGTGATGAATAAATCTTGAATCCTGTCAACATGATTGACATAGGATTCGTCTCTCGGTTTTACTTGATGAAGATATTTTGTAAGTGACAATCGCTTTCTCCATATAATACAAATAACTCTATTTATTTATAAAACATAGAAATGCGATTGTCAAGGAATTTGATTAGCCATAGTGCGATTCTGGCTCAAGTGCAATGTAATATCCAATATCTACACTTGTATTATGGAAATAAGAAATCTTTTTAGAACTGACTGAAACATCATATGTGCCAGGCATCAATTTTAGATTCTCAACCTTGAACCAAAATGCATAGTCAACATCAGAATCACTTTTAGCGACATTCATGCTGAACGCATTTGCAGTTTGGTTCTTCTTATCTGTGACCTTTAGACTACCATTCTCTAGAACCATGTCAGGCGCACCAATAACTGCCGCAGACTTTGTGATTTGAGATAGTTCATCACTTGATAGTGTAAATGTAACCTCTGTAGAAGGCATGGTAATATCTTTTGTTACTGTGGTCACAACACTAGGGTCAGAATACCAATACTTCAGAGAAGAGGTTTTGCCCTCATTACCCATCATGACATATTCATCTTGAAAATCTAGTTCTGGACTCTCAAACAGAGACATTGCAGCCAGAAACTCATTCAAGTCATAGATGGCAACATCCTTCTCAAAAGTTTCTTCGACCTTTGCTTGTGCTACAATATTTTTCATTGCAGACATCGTAACCAGATTATTGCCTGCACCGATTTTAAGATTCTGATTGATAGACGAATAGTTCTTCAATACAGAAATAGTTGTATCACTTAGTTTCATTTTCACTCTCTTCCATTTCATTAATGTATAATGCTATAATACCATAGTGGATTACTTTTAACAAGTCCCTACGGTTCTTACCACCTTTTTTTCCGTATCGCTGTGCATACTTCATAATGTTACCGATACAGAAACCTTCACCGTGGCCACCGTCTATGATAAACTCTGTAGCTTGAAACTTGTTCTTACTATAGTGTTCATCATAGGTGGAGTCGATGTACTCTTGCAACTCAGCGAGTGTATTGCCTTCGTTGTAC